ACCCCCGAAGCAAAGCAATGGCAAGGCTGGGGGACTGCACTCAAACCCGCACTCGAACCGATTACGGTGGCTCGCAAGCCCTTGATTGGCACGGTTGCGGAGAACGTGCTGCAACACGGCACAGGGGCTATCAATGTGGATGGGGGAAGGGTGGGGACGGATGGCGGCACAAGGATGACAGAAAGCGATATACAGTTATCGCAAATAAGTGTATCAGTCAATGCCTACGGCAATGGATTGCAAGGTCCATTTGGCAAGCCCGTGGAAGGTCTTGGCCGCTGGCCTGCCAACTTCATTCACGATGGCAGCGAGGAAGCCACAGACCTGCTGAAAGATTCGGCACGCTTCTTCTACTGCGCCAAGGCGAGCAAGGCGGATAGGGGGGAGAATAACTACCACATAACAGTCAAGCCCACCGAACTCATGCGCTACCTCTGCCGCCTCGTGACACCTCCCAACGGCGTAGTCCTCGATCCGTTCATGGGTTCAGGAAGCACAGGAAAAGCAGCGGCACTCGAAGGCTTTAACTTCATCGGCATTGAACGCGAGGCCGAATATGTAGCAATAGCACAGGCACGCATTAACCACGTCACCAATTACTGACGCAATCACGGAAGCCGTTGGACTTTAAGTACACAACAGCAATCAACCGCATACGGCGGATGACGGCACGCAAAAAAGTCATCCAAGGCGGGACAAGTGCTGGGAAAACATACGCAATACTGGCAGTCCTGATCCACATAGCTGCCAAGGCCAAGACCGAGATCAGCGTTGTATCTGAATCAATACCGCATCTACGACGTGGCGCGATGAAGGACTTCGGCAAGGTCATGCAGTGGACGAACCGCTGGCGTGACGAAGGCTGGAACAAGACGCTGCTGACATACACCTTCGCCAACGGCAGTACGATTGAGTTCTTCAGTGCAGATCAAGAGGCGAAGCTACGCGGCGCACGGCGGCAGGTGCTATACATCAACGAGGCCAACAACATCGACTTCGAGGCGTACCATCAGCTGGCCATCAGAACGAGCGAAGCCATCTACATCGACTTCAACCCGGTGTCGGAGTTCTGGGCGCATACGGAGGTGCTGGCGGAGCAGGACAGTGAATTGATCGTGCTGACGTACCGCGACAATGAGGCGCTGCCAAGGACAATCCGCGACGACATCGAAGCGGCGCAGGTCAAGGCGGCGACATCGACATACTGGGCGAACTGGTGGAAGGTCTACGGCTTGGGTGAGGTCGGATCGCTGCAGGGCGTGGTCTTTGATGATTGGCAGCAGGTCGACGGCATCGACTTTGCTGGTGATAAGCTGGTAGCTATCGGATTGGACTGGGGCTACACAAACGATCCCACGGCGGTCGTGGCGGTCTACAAGCGAGGCAGCGCTATCCTACTGCACGAACTACTCTACTCATCAGGACTGACGAACCAAGACATCGCTGACCACTTACGCAAGCTTGGCATCGGCAGGTCGTGGCCTATCATCGCAGACAGTGCAGAGCCGAAGAGCATCGAAGAGGTGCATCGCCTCGGCTTCAACATCCACCCGGCGACGAAGGGCGCGGATAGCATCAGGAACTCAATCGACATACTGAAGCGCCAGCCATTGCTGGTTACGCGTGAATCGACGAACCTCATCAAGGAGTTGAGGAACTACACTTGGGACACAGACAGGACTGGCGCATCGCTGGGAGTGCCGATTGACCGGTACAACCACGCCATTGACGCGGTGCGTTACGTCGCGCTCAACAAGCTATCAGCCAACGCCGGAGGCAGGTACGTCATCATGTAGTAAATTTGAGCCATGCACGCAATCAAGCACTTTTATCAGATGATCCTTGCCAAGCCTACGGCGTGGGAAGGACACGGCAACTTCGCGATTCACCTGACTGACGCACTTAAGCCGAAGGTGACCGTCGACCTTGGCGTTGACTACGGCTTCTCGACCTTTTGCTTTGCGGTGCTTGGTCACGGCAAGGTGTACGGCATTGATTCATTTGAGGGCGACGAACATGCAGGGAGGCGCAGCACCTACGACCACGTCATGGGGTTGCGTGAACACTTCCGGGCGACGCTGAAGATGAAGAACCTATACTTCATCAAAGGCTACTTTGACGACGTGGCCAAGCGCTGGGAAAAAAAGATCGACATCCTGCACATCGACGGCCTGCATACCTACGATGCGGTCAAGAACGACTACACGACGTGGCTGCCATTCCTGAACCCTGATGGCGTCGTTTTGTTTCACGACACGATCAGCTTTCCTCACGATGTTGGCAGGTTCTTTGCGGAGTTGCAGGGGTATAAGCACAACTTTGAACACTCACATGGTCTGGGTGTGTGGACGCAAAGCGAGGCGACGTTTGAAAAAATACAAAAGCTGCTATCATGAGCCTATTGAATAAGATCACCGTCGACCAGTTCCAGCGCATTGTGTCGATTGAGGCCAACAGCATCTACACGGCCAGCGATAAAAAGATCGGCGTCATCGCCGTTCTTGACGGCATCCCGATTGAGCAGGTCAAGAAGATGACGATTGCAGAGGTCAACAAGCGCTACGGTGAGATCAACGCGGCGAGCAAATCGCTATCGTCGCTGGCTGCCAAGCGTCACGCCAAGGTCGCCGGAAAGTGGTATCAATTTGAGTGGTTCATCGACGAAATCAGCGCAGGGCAGCTTGTGGAGTTGTACTCCTACGACATGACCAGTGAGCAGGGCGTGATTGACAACTTGCACCTGATCTTGGCGACGCTTTCGAGAGAGTGCAGGGTGTGGAAGTGGTGGCCGAAGGCATACGACGGCAAGGGGCACAAGCAGCGCGCAGAGGCGATGTTGCAGATGACAATGGGTGACGTTTGGGGTTATGCCGCTTTTTTTTTGCAGCTTTCAGAGCCTTTGTTGACGATTATGCGGAAGTCTTTGACGGAGCAGGGGACGACGACGACAACGGCCAAGGCGTAAAGAAGCCGAACTACGGCTGGGTGGGTGTGGTCTACCGCATGGCCGGCAAAGATCCGCTGCGCATGGATCAGGTGTTCAACATGCCGGCGCGGGAGTTCATGAACGCGCTGTTGCTGATGAAGGCGATGCCGTAGTGCATAGATTTTCGCGTTGCGATATTTACTTGCATGAAATTTTCCGCAAAAATAGAAGGCGACGTTCTGGGCGTTGGCACGGACGTCACCAAGGAGTTCAGCCTGTCGCAATCTCCTGACGTGAACGCGGCGCTCATCAGGTGGATGCAGGATGTCATTAAGCTGACGGTTGAAGGCATCGAGCGCGTTGACGCCAAGGCTACACTTAACCTCCGCCAGTCGGTAGGCTTCGCAGAGTTGCCTGTTGAGCAGAAGGTCGCACAGGTTGCGATGGAGATGGCGTCGTACTGGAAGTTCGTCGAGTACGGTGTCAATGGAGTGCGCGTTAACAGGGGCGCGCCGTTCAGCTTTCGGAGCATCTACCCAAGTGCATCGCACGTTGCAGCGATTCGCAAGTGGGCGATAGACAAAGCACTCGGCATCCCTGCCGACGAAATCGACGCGGCGGCCTACAACATCGCTAAGTCAATCAAGCGCCGAGGCATCAAGGGGCGGCCATTCCTCAACCCGGTGCTGACCGAGGCAAAGATGGATGAACTGGTGAGCAGCATTGCGCAGGTCGTGGGCAAAGAAATATCAATTTCAATCAACGTATGAGCATAACAATAATATCAGCGCTGCCATCGCTGCTTCCTGTCGGCAATAGCGACGTGGTGGTTGTGTCGAGCAACAACACCGCCTCCGCCAACTTCCGATATGTGTGCGACGTGTCGGGGTCGCTTTCCTCCGCGCGCTTGAAGTGCGACAAACTGCCCACGACGAACAACGGCTTCTTCGGGGTGAGTAAGGTCGTGGAAACGCTGATAGCGCCGAAGATACCACAGCTGACCAGCGGCTGGCAGGATGGCGGCTATGCAGTCAACACGAACCTGACCTTCCGCGAGGAGTTTGGCTCACCGCCGACGGTGGCGACAGGCGGCACTGCATCAGCGTCGCTGATCGCGTGGCAGGCGGCGTTTCGCCAGCAGGACTACGCGGCCTATTCACCGAGTGCGTACATAGCGGCGACGGTGTCGGGTGATACGCCAGCGATTAAGGTGTTCA